TCTCTTAGGAAAGGATCTTTCTCATCTATTAGTTCGCATATCAAATCACTCATGTTGCCTCTATTTTACTAAATTGTTTTTCTTTTGCAAATTTGATTGTAGATATAAATTTGTCAAAAAGGATCTCTCCCTTATGAGATATTACAAACACATTTGTATTTGCATCAAGTGTATTGATGATTTTCAAAAATGAGTCTGTGCCCTCTGCATCTAAAGATGAATCAAATACTTCATCTAAAATTAAAAGATTTGTGTTCACACTATTCTTGAGTTTTGCAACCATTCTCCATGTAAACAATAATGCAAGATCAATTCTCATCTTCTCACCTTCAGAAAATGAAGAATACGAAAACTCATCACGATACTGAGATTGTATCGTTTCATTAAAATTTTCATCAATTGAAAAGTTGATAAGGAAATCTAATTCGTTCAAATATTTATTTACATACTTGTTAATGATAGGAACATATTGTCTTATTATTTTCGTTTTAATGCCGGAGTCTCTGAGCAGTTCATGGGCATATTCATGGAGTTTTTTCTGGTCGCACAACTCTGAATAATCCTGCAATGATTGTTCTAAATTCTCCCTCAATACCTTCAATTCTCTTTCTATGGAACTATCTTCTTTTTTCTTGTTCTTGAGTGAATCGATTTCTTTCTGAGCTCGTTCAATGTTGTCTCCAAAAGAATCTATCTTGGATTGAAGTACTACTAACTCCTTGTTCTTCTCGACAATATTTCCTCCAATTTCCCGATACTCTTTTAATGTCTTTTCTAAAGTATCAATTTCGGTTTGGAGTTTATCTAGGCCGTCTTTCTTCTCATCGATCTTTTTGGAAATGTCAATTACTCTTTCCTTTTTAAACTCATCATCAATGACTTGTTTGCAAGTTGAACAAGTAGAGTTCGTTTGATAAAACGACAATTCCTTTTCAGCATTATGTAACTTCAGTTCTATTTGACTTTGAACTTTTTCATATTCTGATGATTTCTTTTTTACAGAACCTTCATTTAATAATTTCTGACCAAGAGTTCCTATTTCAGAATTAAGTGCAACCATCGTATCACCGGCTGTCTTTTTATTTGACTCAAACTGTTTGATCTCTTTTTCTTTTTGGGAAATAACTGATTGACTGTCTTCCTTGAGTCTTTTGATATAGTCCTCTTGAACTTCAATCTTTTGCTTGTAAAGACTTTTTTCTATTTCAAGAGAACCCATGTTATTTTTAAGTTCTGAATTTTTTGATTTCAGAATACCATTCATAGAAGAAAAGATCTGAATGTCCAGAAGATCTTCTACAATCGTTCTTCGATCCGACTGCTTGAGTTGCATGAATGGCTCAAAGGAAGAGTTGCCCAGAACGACTATCTGAGTAAATGATTTGTAGTTTAATTTGAGAATTACCTTTTCCAGATAATCTTGATAATCCCGATTGTTGGCGAGTTGATCAAGAAGTTTTCCTTCTTGTAGAATCTCAAATTTATTTGGTTTGATTCCTCTACGAACTGTAAAATTTTTGTTTCCAATAGAAAAATCAATTTCAACCAGTAACCCTTTTTCGTTGATTGTATTAATTAACTGAGATTTATTGATATTTCGGAATGGCTTTCCGAAAAGTGCAAAGGTTAATGCATCTAAGATTGTTGATTTTCCAGATCCATTTTCTCCTATGATAAGAGTAGTTGATGATCTGTCTAAGAGAACAGTTGTTGGTGAATCTCCTGTAGAAAGAAAATTTCTCCAAGAGACTTTTTTGAATATTATCATTTAGTTTTATTTAAAAATTATAACTTTCAGTTAAAAGTTGTGGTTTTGAATCATGTTCAAATTTATATTCTGCTCTTTCGATAGATTTCTTCAGCATAATATTAACCATCTTATTAATAGTAATATCTCTCGTATGTGCTGCATGAGCAATCTTTATAAAATCCTCATCTGGAATTTCTATATCAACTGCCGTCCACGGCTCTTCATCTTTTCCTAGTGTTCGTGTATCATGTACACTTCTCTTTTCATGTTCAACGATATCTTTACCAAAATCTTTTTTTCTCTGTTCATCATCTCTTCGTCGCAGTTCATCCATGTCATAATTAGTCATTTTTGTTTCCTTTCTTCTTCTTCTTTTTTTAAACGTTCTTGTTCTGATTTACTTGAAAATACTGCATTGAAAGAAACACTTCTTCTTTCTCCTTTTCCATCAGTAGTTCTAAATGGATATACCATATGTTGTTGAGATGCTGGAAATAAGAAAAAATCTCCTACTTGTGGTCGATAAGTAAGATTTGGATTGCCCCAAATTTGATCTTTACCCGCAGGGCCCACAAAATTAATACACCCATCATCATTTCTATGTGATTTTCTTGAAGGCAAATACTCTGGAATTTTAAGATACATTACAGTAGAAAGAGCACATTGTGTATGTACATGAATAGGATTATACTCATTATCTTTTTGAGATATAATCCACATTGTAAGCATTTGTGTATACCATTCTTCGTTGAGAATATTTTGTCTATCTAATGGTTGAGATTGACAAAATTGTTGAATCACGAAATTTCTACAAACATCTAAGAAAAAATCCATCACTTCTTCTTTTTGTAAAATTTCATGGTCAACAAATAATTCATCCTTGATTTGTCCTGCAAGATGTTCACCATGACTTCTTTCGTTTTCTGCATTTTCAACAATTTTGTCTGAAATTCTGATCATCTTTTCTAGAATTGGTGGAGGCAACTGTGTTTTCATTATAAAGGTTGACCAAGGCTGCCACATCTCAAAATGCATTTTAAATTGTTCATTTTGTTTTTTTGCAGCTCGTTCTACTCGTCTTCGTTCTTGTCTTGATTGACTCATACTGTCTCCGCTGTTAATGCTTCATTATAAAGTGTTTGCATTAATTTATTTAACTCATCTTTATTTTCTATCTGTAAACCATCGACACAACTTTTAATTACACTCATTGTATCTTCCACATCTTCCATACTTTCTATATCATTCCCCATATCTTCAATATCGAAAAGATTGTCCACTACTGAGATATGTCCAACTCCAGCATCCAACAACTTATCCATCAAAGTCTCAAACATATAAGAATTTTGTCGTTGCTCAATTATTATCTTTACATAACAATTTTCATATCTGGAAACATCTCCATAATCTACCTTCTCATCATTGTAATATATTTTATGAAACATTGAATAAGGATTTTCTATAAATTCCACTTCCATTGTTTCAGTATCGTAAATGTGAAATCCTCTTTTGTCGTTATAATCACTCCAAGTAATTTCGTAAGGATTTCCAAGATATGTAATATTTCCTGTAGTAGAACGATGATGAAAGTGTCCAGAAAAAACTCTTTGAAAGGCCTTGAACATAGATTGTGAGTGACCATCAATTGCAAAAGAACCTCTGTGTTGTTCGATACCTTCAATTTGAAGATGACCAAATGCAACTGGGGCTCTTGTTTTTTCAATCAACTCTTTTGTCTTATCTTCGTTGTCATCACATATCCACGGCACAAACAATACAGTATGATCTTTAGTCAGAGGTACTTCACATGGCTCTGCATAAACTGTTACATGATCCATTCCTTTTGTCAACTCTGTCATTGAGTTTACAGAAAGAGTGTTTTTGTAATAGATGTCGTGATTTCCAACAATGACTTTGATTTCAGCACCCATCTCTTTAAGTGGAGTGAAAAGAATATCTTTCATTGAATTAAGTGTTTTATAATTGATGAATTTTCTTCGATCAACCACATCACCCAAATGAATTACTGATTTAATTCCTCTTTCTTTTAATGTAGGAAAAAATATATTCTCATAAAATTTTCGGAAAAAATCTGTAAAAATCAGACTATCATTTCTTGCACCAAAATGGGTATCAGTAATGAGAGCAATCTTCATATTTGTGCTTCTTTAATAAAAGATGTTAATGGAGAGAACGATATTAAATTATCGTCCTTCTTTGGTTCTGGTTTAGTTCTTTTTTTGGCTCGTTTCTTCTCTTCAAAAGTTGCAATAAAATCATATATCGATGCTCGTTTATCTGAGGATAACGGAGATGCACCAGAAGAAATAGCACTTGCATCAGATACACTATCCATATCAGAATTGTCTTCAAGAGAACTAAACTCATCCATTGTTTTGTATTTTATGTATAGTTGTTTCTTCTCTTTTTCAATTCGTCTAAGAAATGCGTAGTATGTTATTTGAGTAAAATATGCAAATGGATTACTCGATTTTTCATGATCGAAATTACTTGCATACATAACACAATTCTCAATTCCATCACTCACCATCTCTTCACGAAATGCATAATTTATAAAATTTGGTCTATGTGATAATCTTTCTGCAATTTTTAGAAAACATTCTCCTGCATAATCTGGTATCATCGGCTTCTGTTCTTCACCATTCTCTTTAGATTCCAAATATGCATTTCGATACTCTGTCATGACTTCTAAAAACTTTTCATTATCTACATAATGTTGTTTTTTCCTTGGCATGATTCAACCTTTCTTGAGTTCATTATAATTATTATACTAAATTCTAACACGAATGTCAAGTTTAAAATTAAGACTTGACTTTTTCTGAAAAACTTGTTATACTGAGTCTGTACGATTTGTAAATAAAGTATTACCTACCTTTTATTGGGATGCTGTATATGTGATATGGGAAGTGTTCTGTCGTGTATATCTTCACCCGCTCCATAAAATGATTGAGAGTATAGTTTTTTCTCTCTGAATGTGTCAAATCATCTGATATATCGTAAAGAGTTGCAGCCTCTTTTGTCTCTGATTTTCTTAAACCTCGACCTATCGATTGCAAGTTTCTAATACGTGACTTAGAAGGAGAAGCGAAAACAATGTTATGAATGTTCCTAATGTTGACGCCGGTACTGTATACACCATATGAAGCACAAATGATTGCATTTTGCTCACCTTCAACAAGTTCTCTGACTTTTTCTCTTGAATCTGCATCTGTTCCTCCATAAACAAAGAAGATTTTTCTTGTTGGATCAATAATATCTTTTAAAATTGAGTGTAAGATATTACCATGTTTTTCTATATATTGAAATAATACTAATGTATTTCCAGTAAGTCCTTTTACTAGATTACATATGTACTTGTTACGTTGTGGATGACTTACTAAAAAATCGATCTCTTCTTGATAGCTCATTTCAAATACTTCCTTACATTCCTGTTTGTTGTATTTGAGAACGAGACAACGTATTGCTATCGATGATAACGTTTTCTTCTTGATCAGATCTTTGGTACTTGTTACTTTTTTTGTCTTACCAAAAAGACCCTCTAATATTAATTTATGCACCTCTATCTCATCTAATGTTCCAGTTGTTCCTATTCGGTAAGGTGCATTCTCCAAGTTCTTCATTATCTTGGTGAGAGATTTTGCCTTGTAAAGATGAGCCTCATCTCCTATCACCAATCGAAAATCTGTAAAGAAGTTCTTTTTCAATTCAAATAATGATTGCCATGTTGAAATTACTATCGATTTTTCTGTTTCCTTTTCTTGACCACCAAAAATTTTATGAACATTTTCTTCGACTTGAAACGAATCATCTATCTTTGCATATGCTTCGAAATCTGAATACATCTGACTTACCAGAGAAAGCGTCGGCACGATGACCAATGACTTCTCTGGAAAGTAATACCGAATCAGATAGTAAATGATAAGTGATTTTCCAGATGCAGTTGGAGACAACAACAAACATCTCTGTTTGTCTATCGAATGTCTAACTGCAAAACTTTGATAATCTCTTAATTTGTATTCACAAGGAAATGATGTAAGGAATTCAAAATATTCATCATTAGAGATAACCTCAAAATTATCTCCTGTATTGTCTATTAATTTGTATTCTCTGTCAACTGCAAATCTATTTATCTCAGGTTTGAGTCCTGCGTAAATTCGATGGTTGTCCATGTTGAAAAGATACACATATCCATCCCATTTTTTCCTCCTGTACATGGGCATGAACTGATATCCATTTGGCCGAAATCGAAAATAATGATTCAATTCCATCTTCACATGGGGCTCACAATTTAATCTCACAAAGACTTCTGTGTCTTTTTCCATCAAGATCTCAGTACTCATCCAAGACCCGCTACAAATTTCCTCCAATTGATTGCATTGTTAATATGGAAACTTCTATTCTCAATCATTGAAAGTACTGATTTTAAGTATTCTACTTTTCCTTTCTGTTCATTCATAATTTTTTCGGCCTTTTGAAGAACCTCATCTGCAGCAACATAATGTCGTTCCAACTCCGTTTTGGATATACGAATGTTGTGATCTGGTGCTTTTCCATTCTTGGAAATCACCACCTCCCATCTTTGCTGAAAGAGAACTTTCCAATGAGTTTCAAGATCACTCAGTTTTCGTTTCTCTTTTGAGTATATGTCTAAGTATTTTTGGTGTACGTTTGGAATGTTTAAAGATTCGTTGTCCAAATCTGTATCATCAATGTGAGAGTCCTCCCCCCACATTTTCATAATTTCATCAATTGTCATAATAACCTTAGTTATTCAATAAGTTTTTAACCTCATAATTTTGATAACGGAACGATGCCGTTGCTTGAAAGTATTCTACATCTGCAGCCGAACTGTCAAAATCAAGTGCAGAAAGAGATATTGGAAATGCATCATAAAAATGAAATTCCATTTGAGGATTCATTCCACTTGTCAGTATGGTAAGAACAATATTTGTATATGCTCCACCTCTAGGTTTAAGAGTGTCCGAACCTTTTAAAACACGATAATTCTCATATCCTTCTGCAAGACCCATTGCAATAATTCTATCATAAATTTCAGTCCAATTTTTCAAATGTTCATCTACGATAAATCGAACAGACAATTCTTCAAATGAAACCTTATTACCAGCATAAGGAACAGTTGCGTGTGGAGTAAAAACATCTATTCCCTCAATGGATACGCCAGGAACATTTACTGCCTGACAAAACCAAGTTAAATGAGGTGAATCTTCCATTGTCAGTCTAAAACTGATATTTGAAAGATAGTTTAAATTGTCTGGTACTTTATTATCTGCTGCCATGAAATTCCTTTACTATTACTATTTATTCAACAGATTTTCAAACTCTACATAATTCAACTGTTTTCCTACATGAATTATCTTGTTATTGAATTCTTCTTCTATTCTTTTATGTTGTTTGAATAATTCTGTAGAATCGTATTCTTCGGTCATTGGTACATTTCTTGTTGAAAGAATAATGTTATCCGCAGTTCTATTTAAATAATAATCAAATCCAATACAATAGATATCTTCATTCGGATGATTGATGCAAGCCAATCTCATTGCAGCCGTTGCACTTGTATACGAATCATTCTCATCATCTCCCCACCATTCTAGTTTTTGTGTTGGTTCGTTTGGATCTACCCAATAGATTACTGAAGTTCTACCAGTTCCAAACATAACAAATTCGTCTGTTCTTGGTTGAGTTTCCAAAACTTTTCCACCAGAAGGAAATGCCATTTGCAACATTTCATACTGCATCGCAGGAAACCGATCAAACATTTTAAAGTAACATTTATTTTCCTTAGTGTAACCATC